ACTGCCGCCGTAATCTCGACCCGCGCTTGAGCAATATCAGTCATAACACCCTCCCTTAATTCAACACGCTCAGAGCTGCGGCTTCCATGATCTGTAGATCCTCAAAGACCTTTGCGCGCTCCTTGATACGCTTCATGCGCATCACCGCCTCTACACCCTGATAATCCAGACCCAAACATGAAGCTCCGAACCCCAGCGACATCCATCGCCATTGGGTACGAAGTGAGAAAAACAGCTCAACAGAAACCTCGTTCTCTTCCCAGACTTCCGTGATGGTTGAAAACTCGGACTCATCAAGAACAATGCCCATCAGCCGGGCATCCTCCAGAACCGCGTTGGTGTCGCCGCCGCCTTTTGCCCAGGCTTCGGCGACCTCCATTAGTTTTTTATTCGGGCTGCTCCATTAAGTGCCGTGTAATACGAACGCAAGACAGATGCCGTAAACCCAATGATGTCGTTAAATTCGATGAGCTTGTCTTCACTAAAGGGCACTTCAGAACCATCAGGTAACTTCAGATCAACCCACCCCACCAGAATAGTTTTCAGGGTTTCTAAATCATGTTTATTGGGATCATTCATTAGATCAATGAATTCTTGAGTCCCTAAATTCTTGAACAGCCCCTTAAACTCGCCTTCGCTGTAGTTATTGTCGTCAAGCAACTTAATTTGGATGGACCACCAGAAGGCGGGCTTTTTTGCGATGACAAACATTATTTCCCCCTAAGCCACACACAAATAGATTTCATCGTTACCCAAAATAGGCTGGATAGTCAGATCCACTTCAAGCATCTGTACAGACTGCTCATCGGAGTACGCGGGTTTCATCACCTGCACACGCCCTGCACCCAAGAAAATCTTATTGCCGTCCACCAACCCATGCGCAATGGCTAAAGAACCCGTGCTTGCGTTCTTTGTGGCCGTCCAAAAGTCTTTACTGGCAATGCTGACCGATTCAATTTTGGCCTTACCGGTAACATCCCGATCTGTAAAATCAACCTCTTCAACCCCAACCAGATTGCGATACTGAATGCTGCCCCCAATATCAACAGATAGCTCGCTCAGGCGCGCCGCATAGCCGAGTAAACTGAAGAGTGATGTATTGCCATTATTGACAGCCAACGGCTTCTGGAACGTGCTGTAGTCTGGCGTTAACAATGCAGTATCCGTAGGCGCAACGTACAAACCTGTAAATGTAAACTTCAGGTAAGGAATGGCCTTAGCCTTCATGCTGAGGGTTGCTGTGCCGCGACACCCCACCATCTTGTGCAGAACGCCATCATTGTTAAAGTAGATCGTGCCTGATTCGAAGGAAGCACTTACCGGGCTATACGCTGCACCAGGGTTAACCGAATACGTGGTTGTATTGTCAGGCGTTACAGTCCAGGGCGCACTGAGTGTGGCTACTTTAGTCGAGCCAACATAATCAATAATCTGTCGGGTTTGTCCAGGCCCAGTGCCCCCGGTAGTCGAAACGCTTAAACCTGCATACGTATCATCAACAGCCGAAGCACCCGATGCCAGTTTCAACGTCGTCGATGTACTCCCCGCTTGCGCCGTACCCGTGACCGCCGATGCATTCAACACTTCAGCAAAGCCACACATACGCAATAGAACACCATACGGCGCTGCATTCCCTGCTGTACCTGCTCCGGCCAATTCGACCTCAAACTCCATTTTGGAATACACAGCCGCCGGAAGTTGATCTGATCCACCCAGATAAGTACGCAATACATTGCGGGCAACATAGTCGCTCTCAAGCGGCGTGGGTGTCAGATTATCGGCATGCACCAAAATAGCATTTGATCCTGTGGGTGTAGGATCAACCGCATAAGAGCTTTCGCTTTTGACTGCAATCAGTCGTTTGCGCGTTAACTGGGTCATGGACTATTCCTCATGGTGATCAGAGGATTCAGCAACGCTTACGCTTGCCGGTACACTCTCTGATACTGGAGTGGAGACTTTTGGGAGTCGATCTGGATGCAGTGGATCGTATGTGCACTCCACCAGTACACGCACTCCCTGATCATTCAAGCAGTAGCGCCCCCCTTGATGTATAGGCATGGGTTTCTCCTAAACCGTTAAATCGCTGGCAGAGGTGATATATTGCACCTCGTAATTCAGATCAATGATGCAGACCGTCGCATCCCCATCAAAGCGCGAAAAATGCACCTCACCGGGATTAATATCTACAGCTAAACCGCTTACTGAACGATCTGTACATAAGCGGCTGTGGATGCTGGCAATAATGGGATCGGCTGCCGAGTACTGCTGTTCATCTCGCAGTTGTACAGCCAGCTTTACATTCAGCGTCCAGTACGTACGCGGTACAGTGATCTGTTCCGGGGTATCCACACCAGGTTCAATGTTGATGGCCGGGCACTCATCACGCGCAAACGGTTCAGGGCGTTCCCGCGCTATCGTTACAACCCCAACAATACCGCTAAGGTTGGTTTGAATTTGCTCTAAAATGCGTTCGCGGATGGTGGAGGTCATATCAAACCTTGCTCATATAGATATGACAAAACACCCCATCATCAATGGGCAATGGCGCTTCACGCGCCTTATAAGCCACTCCATCGTGGGTAATCGAATCGCCTTTTTTGACGCCGCCGAATAAATCCGTGCGGCAGTTTAACTCGTAGTCGTTGGATATCGCGGCACCGCCCGCAATCACTTTTCCTGGCATATCCAGAATGCCCAAACCTGTTGTACTCCCCCACACCACGGTCTCGCCATGGTCGCGGAGGAATAGATCGGGATCGCCTAGGGGAAGCATGTTTAACCGTACTGAGGCAGCGCATAACCTTTTACCGACACATAGTAGTGCGGCGTGGATGTGCCCCCAATGGTCATGAAGAGCTTTCCGTAGCGCTTCAAACCATTAAGATCCAAATACAAGGTCTGCACACTGGCTACTGTAGTCACTTGAGTAATCGCACCACTGGTCACATCGGTATAGCCCGATGAGCTGGTATCGCTATGTTGCAACTTCAAGTCCAGGGTTGGATTGGTTCCATCCACGTTAGCCAAGTCGAATGAAATCGCTAAAATGCCTACGTAGTCACGAAGATCAATCGCATTACCGATTAATCCGTTACTGGCTGCGGCCAACGATTGAACGGGTACAAAATTATGTACACCGGCGCGCTGAAGATCATTACCCACTGACATCGCTGGCCCCTTTCTTTGTGTTGGCCGGTGCTGCATCTTCTGCGCTCTTCTCAGCACCCTCAACAGGCTCCACGTAGGGTTCAAGCTTGTGCTTATGAGAGGCAGCCTGTTCATCCGTCAGTTCAATCACTGAGTCGCCGTGATGAACCAAACTATCATTATTAGGGTCTCGAACTGAGAACCCCAAACGAATACGATATTTAGAAGTCATAAGTTAAAAATCCTTAAGTGATTTTGGCGTCAGACATCACAGCAAATGCTTCGGGATGACGTACAGCGATATCAATGGTTTGAATCGCTCTAACTTGCACGTTCCCTTTTGTAAAGGCTGTGGTTTCATAAGGGTTTGATAAGAGTTCCAGCACGCCCCATTCGCCAATCAGCAATTGAGACCAAGCACCAAAAAATACTTCTGAACAGATACCACTTGATGCACCCTTGGTAAGATTGCTTCGAGCCTGGTTACTACGTATAAACTGATAGCCATTAATATCACCAGGAGTAGCAGACCTAGTACCTGTTGGACTGTTAGTCCACAAGTATTGACCTGTCGTAGATTTTGATTTTTTGAGCGCCCCAACAATCTTGGCATTGGAAAGATAAGCAAGGCTGTCTAAGTCAGCATTCGTGGACGTCAATTGAGTCTCTAGGTCAATCAGGTGATCAATGGTGATCAATGCACCATCTGTACCCCCTAAAACCGAACCCGTGTTGCTAATGTTTGCAATACCTTGAGGCTGACCACCACTACCTGTTCCAGATAACGCGGTTAAATCTACTCCCAGGGCAAACAGATTAACCAAATCGTTACGCGCCAACATTTCGATGTCTGGCGAACCTTGAATAAGCTGCTGGCGTGAGTATTCTTGTAATCCAATAGCTGTTTTAGGCGACAACGTAACCTGATCAAACGTAGCATTACTGAATGTACCTGCGCCCTGCTCAGATACCCAATAGATCGTGCCAGTACCTGATTGACGTGGGATAGCCACATTACCCGTTAACCCGGATAGCATCACTGCCCCCGCAATCATCACACCCGCTTTATTACGTAACAAATCAATAAAGCTGCTCGACAATAAATTAATGGGTACTAAGTTGCCCCCTAAACTGGGGGAATTGGTATTGTAAGCAGTACGTAATTGATCCAGCCGATGCTCTGATACGCCTCTTATGCCCAGGGTTAAATCCGTTGGAATAAAAAACCCGCCTGTCCCACGGCCAATTCGCTTAGAGATTTCGTTTGAACATTCACGCTCAAATCCTGCCTGAATTTGCGGATCAATCATTGCCAAGACAGCACGCAAAATTGAATATTCAGAATTTTCCTTGCGAGTAAGGCCCAAGTTAGCAGGATCATTACCCATGGATGCGGGTTGCTGGCCCTTTTTGGATTGTTCCAAAATCATATCCGCAGCCACGCCACGCGCTTGTTCAGGCGTCGCCCCTTTTTGAATCAAGCCTCGAACAACTTCTTCTTTAAGGCCATACTTCTTACCAATCGCTTCAACTTCTTGAATACGCTTACGCTCTCCTTCAACAGTTTGAGTATGCTCAAGCTCACGTTGCTTTTGCGCGGCCAACTCCGCCGCTCTTTGTTCATCCGACATAGTAATCCTCACTGATACGGCGGGTTTGGGGGGTACTGCGGGTGTTCTGAGGTCGCGCACGCGCACCTCGAATTCTTCGTCTGATGCCGACCGGCCAATGCCGACCGTGTTATCTGCGGGAATCGTGACGTTGGAGACCTCCAACACTTCCCACCTAGTCGCTACATAGACTGGCTCATCCGATTTCGCATCAAGGATGTCCATCTCTATAATTCGATAGGCGAATGAGACGTTGGTTAAAATCTCATCATCAATCAACGCGATGGTCTTATCGCCTTCGGGCGTTCTGGCATAGCGCACGGTGCAATAACAGCGCTTATCATTACCAAGCCATGCCTTTTCAATCACGCCTCGGATATCATCCATGTCGTGATTGAAAAGGCATGGCGCTTTATTGTTGGCCCGCGTTAAATCTGGAGCACCGGCTTCATGGGATAACACCTCACTACCCCACCACCGTTGAACCGGCTCTTCGCTGGAAAATGAAAATGTAATCGTGCGCTTATCAGGATCAACCTTCGTGCTCTCGATTTTTGCGTTAACATTCCGTCGCTGTATGCCGAGTTTCATGTGCTGGCTCATTCGCTCCGCCCCTTAAATAACCATAAGTTATAAAATTATAACTATTGAGAATTTAGAGCGAATTCAACCAGAATGCAAGGTCTTTATAACTTTTATTTATAATGATTAGCGTTTACGCGGCTTTCTACATGTCTTCAGGATCGTTTTCTTCATCATTTTCTGGCTCTGGCATTTGCGCCTTTCCGGTCTGATCCACCTCAGCAGGATCGGTATCAAATACCAAGCCCGCCGCTTCGGACATCTCAATTTCCTGCGCCCGCTGCTCAACCAGCTCCGCAAAATCGCGGCCCATTTCACCGGCGATATCAGACAGCGTTTTAAAACCAGCTCTTACAGAGTCCACCGCAGCGGATACTTCCTTATGAGGATCGACCCACTGCCAGCCACGCGCACGCCAGGTACACGCCTGGTAGTATTCAGGATCAAGCTCATAGCCCGGAATATTCACTTCACCACACAGCACGGCCATATCCAGCCAGATTTCATAAACAACCTGGTGAAAATGATCAATCAACCATTGCTGAAGAATCCGATAGTTGTCGCGTTCATCCAAAAGCGACAGCCGAGAAGATGAATAGTTAGACTTTGAATAGTCATGTGAGAACGACGCATAAGAAATCCCATAGCCTGCCGACAGCTTCTCCAGAGCCTTAACTTTATACGGTGCTGACTCCCCACCTGGTGATGTGGGAGTAGAAAACTTAATATCTTCGCCGGGAAACAGCTTCTTCATAATCCCCGGTTCCATCGAACTGACCGTCTGGCCGTTTTGCTTACCAGTTGCTGTAGGATCTTCAGATTCAGGCGACGTAATGAAGGCAGAGATACACGCCTGCAACCGCGCCTTTACAATCTCCGCTTCCTCAAATTTACCCATGTGCTGAAGCGTGGCCATGACTGCATGCATCCAAGGCACACCGCGAGTCTGAGGAAATCGCGTCGGTGCAAAAATGTGAATGACCTCTTCAGCGGGTATCCTCTGCATCTTTGAGCTATTAAAATCTGCGTTGGTATACTGATAGTCACCCGGATGTCGTGGATACAACCAATAGGCCGTTGGCCGCTGCCACTCATCCACTTCGACACCCATGCGAATTTCGTTACCATTGGGCGCACGTGCATTGCGCTCATCAGAAAGCTGATCGGCCTCAATAATTTCTAAAGCAAACGGTATCCGAGATTTCCCAAACGGGCGACGCACCATGCGTACTAAAATCTCTCCCGACTCAACCGTTGACCCCATCACCAAACGTTCAATGTCGTTAAAGTTCAGCACCCCCGCCGTATGGCAGTTCTCTTTACGCTGCCAGCGAAAAAACGCCTTCTGAATCGCCTGGTTGGTTTTTTCATCAGGCTTATTTCCGCGCCGCATCTTCACTTTGGCTTGAAAGCCAACGCCCAGCCCTACCACGTTATTCTTGATCAAACGAACCGCATTCAACGCAAATTCGTTATCCCGAATCAACTGCCGAGACCGATTCCTCAGTGCTCTAAGCGATGTCCTCAGCTCAGCATCTTGCGATGTACTAGAACTCATCCAATCTGAAAACAACCGCCCAAACTCAGCCCCCGCAAACATGCGCGACTGTGTAGACTGCCGCTTCAACTCATCCTCAATCTTACTCAACCGGGTATGCTCAGCTATCGCCTGGCGTTGCGCCATCACGACCGATTCACAACGCTCTGCAAGAGCTGATCTACTCATAATGGCCTCGTAAATGTGGCATAGGTTGTACGTGGATCGCCCAGCCCCTGCGCGATACTCTGCGCCTGACGCTCCTTACTGACTTGCTCTTTCAAATTCGCCTTGAGCTGCAACAATACGGTGATAGATTCACGCTTCAATTGTCGACCGCCAATCGTGTATTCAATCGTTGCCCCACCGTTAGCCCTGGCCAAAATCTCAGCCTCCACAGCGGCCAGAGCAATTTCAGCCTGACTGCGCCCATCAAAACCCGCCGTTGCAGTCGCAATATTTGCAGTGATTTCAATGCGGCCTTCGCCCAACGTGAGACGGTCAGCATTTTTTGTGACATAGCCCTGCCAGGTGTAAATCCCTGCCGTCAGAGCTGCTGATTGCGTAGCAGTAATAGAGGTAGACCATCCGTTGCTAGTGGCCGTGCCCGTCAGATCAATCACCTGTGCACCGCGCAATGCATAATGCAGCGCCCACGCACTCGACTGGATCGGATTGCCCAACCCATCCTGAGTATTAAAATCCAGCCATGTAGCCGAATCGCCAGAGACTAACGTACCCGGTATATTCACGCCATACCCCTAAATCATTTTCATTATGATGATTTGTTATATGCAAACAATCAAGGGGTATGATAAATTCTTCTGGTAGACATGATTGACTTCTCTAGGGCTGGCCTCACTCTCCAGCCCATTTTTTAGAGCCAAAGATTAAAAGCGTGGAATGTAGGCATTCATCTTGTTAATAATTTTTTGGCGGAGTTCGATTTCCTCTTCCGACATGAAATGCTTAGACTTCAACTCCCAGATATGCCACTGGCTCTTAGGCTTGCCGCGCCATAATCCACCTAAAGGCAAACAATCCAACGATAAGATGTAAGTACCTGAGCATTCATCCGGGCCATCTTTGGCCATTTTTGCCCGATGCAACTCTCCATCAGCCTGCACTTCATCCACCAGAAAACCAGAACTTTGAAGCATATTGAGAAATACTGCGGTAATCGAATCGCCTGGTCTGCTCGCAGAAGGTTTTTCGGGCGCGGGCAGCGAATAAACAGCGCGTGAGATTTTCCCCCACCGCACCTCAGCTCCAAGCTTTCCAGCCTTTGAGCGTTTTTCGTGCAAGTCGATTGGAATTTGTCGGATGGGTTCAACCTGCTTGGCCAGCGCTACACGCTCACACTCAATGAAATAGCGCCGCGCTTCCCGGCCCTTTTCTGTGCGCTCGACCATCGCAAGCTCTTTGGCCATGCTGAGGGTAATGTGGTATTCCTTACGATTATGCCCACCTTGTTTGCTCCCCAAATTTGGGGAGCAAATAATAAAATCCTGATTTTCAAAGAAATCATACTCTTCTGTACGAGATTTTATCCACGTAGAAAAATCTTTTCCCACCTTCAGAAAAGAATGAAGATCACGTGCATTTACGAGTTGAGCTTGATGGGATTGGATGGTTCCGTTGAATACGGCAATAGATGAACGATTCATAGCTTGCGCTCCTGGAAGATTGGTAG